CTCCATTTGTTCCCTCTCGCTGCTGGCGTGATTGACCAAGCTGGTGCCACCAGTGGTGGTACTACTCAGGCGCTTGGCGTTCTGATGGGTGTTGAGTACGTAGACTCGGTGACGAAGAAAACTACCTTCCTTAACTACTGGCCCGGTTCCGGCTCTGTTAGCGTTGACACGACTGTACCTGTCAAGGCTCTCGTTGCCGACAACCCAAACCAGTTGTTTAAGGTTGCAAGTGACGCGACTCTCACAGACCGTGCCACGGCTTTGGCCGCGGTTTTTGCGAACGCCTCTCTTGGAACCTCGGCTCGAACCGGTTCAACTTCAACCGGACGGGCTAATGGTGCGCTCAGCGTTGCTTCGATTGCTACGACGGCTACCCTTCCGCTTCGTATTGTTGGCATCATGGATGATGAAGCCAACAGTGATTTCGCGGCGGCAGGTATTCCGTTGATCGTGCGCCTGAACGCTCACTTTAACGCTGGGTCACGGAGGTTTGATTCTCAAACCACTGCTGATTCCACCGGCATTTAAGGAGGGCTGATAAATGGCTATTTCTAGAGCCCAACTGGCGAAAGAGCTTGAGCCCGGCCTTAATGCTCTCTTCGGCTTGGAATACGACCGCTATGAGAACGAGCATTCGGAAATCTTTGAAGAAGAGTCCTCGGACCGTGCCTTCGAAGAAGAAGTGATGCTCGGCGGCTTCTCGACTGCTCCCGTGAAAAACGAGGGTGGTGCAATTTCGTTCGATGACGCGCAGGAAACGTATACTGCTCGTTACACGCACGAAACGATTGCGCTGGCCTTTTCGATTACGGAAGAGGCTATCGAAGACAACCTTTATGACCGGCTTGCAAGCCGTTACACAAAGGCTCTGGCTCGTTCGATGGCTCAGACCAAGCAGATCAAGGCCGCGGGCATTCTTAACAATGCCTTCTCAACCGATAACCCGGTTGGTGACGGAGCAGCACTTTGCTCTTCCGCGCACCCTTCGATTTCGGGCAATCAGCGTAACCAGCTTTCAACAGCTTCGGACCTCAACGAGACTTCGTTGGAGCAGATGCTGATCGATGTTGCTGGCCTGACTGATGAGCGTGGTCTCAAGATTGCGGTTCGCGGAACGAAGCTCATTATTCCAAAAGAGCTTCAGTTCATTGCGGAACGTGTCATTAACAGTAACCTGCGTAGCGGGACCGCTGATAACGACACCAACGCAGTTCGTTCCATGGGAATGCTTCCGGAAGGTGCGGTGGTTAACCACTTCCTCACTGATACGGATGCTTTTTTCATTAAAACGGATGCTCCGAACGGGTTTAAATTCTTTAACCGTTCGCCGCTCAAAACCGCCATGGAAGGCGACTTCGATACGGGTAACATGCGCTTTAAAGCGCGTGAGCGTTACTCCTTCGGTGTTTCCGACTGGCGCTGCGTTTTCGGTACGCCGGGCGCATAAGGTTTTTAACCTAACGAAAAGGGCGGCTTCACAGCCGCCCTTTTTTATTCTATAATTTTGCATCCCTGACAGTCGCAATGGGCGACTGACACTAGCCCCGACAGGAGACACTCATGGCTAACACGACTTTTAATGGTCCCGTCCGTTCCGAAAACGGTTTTAAATCAATTATTAAAAATTCAGCGACGGGGGGTCTTACTAACGAGATGACCCTTTCCACGTACACGGCAACGATTGATATCGCGGCTACGGGTACTACGCATAAAGAATCCGCCATCGGCATTCCCTCTAATTTTATCCCTATGGGGGTCGCTATTACGGTTGTTACCGCCGCTGCAAATGCCGTCAATCTTGTTGACGTGGGTACGGATGCGGACACCGACGGCTTTGTGGACGGCATTTCTGAGGCCATCAACGCTGCCGGGTTTAAAGGCTTCTTCCCGTGTAATGGTGTTTTGGGGATGTCCGGTGGTGCTACCACCGCCGCAACCGAAACAGCCGACGAGGTTGAAGTTGTAATATCCGGAACCGCCGGAGCGGGCGGTCAGTTGTCCCTAAAATTCTTTGGTATTTCTTCAGACTCGCCCACGGCCTAAGAAAAAAGGTTGTGGCTTATTCTGATGTAACACCAAACTTTTAAGGAGCTTTTCATGGCGTCTGATATTCAATCAGTCCTCGTAGAGGCCGCCACCGCAGATCCGGATGGCATCTCGACGGCGGCAGCCGTTGGCAATAACGCCAATTTAGTCATTGGAGGCGCTTTGGCTGGCGGCGGTTCCGTTACTTTTGACGAACCTAGAAACGTCACCATTCTCAGCGCAGGAGACGATTCCGGGATTTCGTTTACGGTAACCGGAACAGACGAGCAAAACGCTGCTCAAACAGAAACTATTTCCGGCGTAGACTCGGACACGGCAACGGGAAGTAAGTTTTTTGCGACGGTTACTCAAATCGCCGCAGTCGGCAACCCTGCGGGTGATGTGAGCGCGGGTTCCGGAACCTCTGTTGCTGCTCCAATGTATCAAGGCCGTATGCGCCTTCGGGGTATCTATGCCGTTAACACGGGATCGGCTGGTACGATTACTTTTAGAGAAGGCTCCGGAACAGGCGGCATAAGGATGCAGTTTAACACGGTGGCCTCCGCCAATACTACGCAGTATCCGGATATACCTGACGACGGCATCTTGTTTAAAGACGGTGGTTTTGTAACGTACACGCAAACCGCTCTTTCTTCTTTAACGGTGTTTTACGAAGGGTAGGGTGTTATGGCCGGGTTTCGCTTGGGAGAATTTGGCTTTTCCGGCACTTACTACATTGCGATAGAAGATTCCCCTACCCCGGATATTTTCGTTAAATTTAGCGGCTTTAGCTCTCCGGAGCAGGCTGGTGTGTTTATCCACGCGTTAGAGTCTATTTTAGAAAGTCCTTTAGATTTTGAAGAATTTAACGGGACGCTTCACTGATGGCTCGAAAGAAAGAAAAAGCTATTCGACGTACCACTAAGGGCAAATCCGCAAACTACCGAAAAACCGCTTCGGGAGCCGGAATGACTAAGGCGGGCGTTCGCCGTTATCGAAAAGCTAATCCGGGTTCTAAGCTAAAAACCGCTGTGACTGGTAAAGTTAAAAAAGGTAGTGCCGCCGCTAAACGACGTAAAAGTTACTGTGCGAGGTCGGCGGGTCAGTTAAAAAAAAGCTCGGCTAAAACGCGAAACGATCCAAACTCGCGTATTCGTCAGGCTCGCAGAAGATGGAAGTGCTAAACTAATGGAAAAAACCATTATTGGCGTTATTGCGGCGGGTGTGGTAAGCGCCCTTCTTGGCTTCTTTGCGTGGCAGTCTTTGACGTTGATTGACGTGGACAAGCGAACAGAACGAACGGCTTTAAAAGTAGATCAAAATTACCACATGATAAAACCCTTGTGGGAGCAGTTTATTGAATCACGTAAGATTGTGAGGGTAGATGACAAAAGTTCGAACAGGCCCAAAGGCCAGTAAGCCTAAGCTAACCTATTTTAGAAAGGGCGGCTCTGTCTCCTCTAAAAGCAAGGGGAGCAAGATTTGCCCTGAAGGAAAAGCATGGGCAAAGCGCACGTTTGATACATACCCGTCGGCTTATGCAAACCTCGCAGCTTCTAAGTATTGTAAAGACCCCAACTACGCAAAAAAATCTAAGGGCGGGAAGCGGAAAGGCCGTTAGATGGGTAAATTAAAGGAGTGGTTAGATGAAGATTGGGTTCGGATTGATAGCAGCGGTAAAATCGCGGGTAAGTGCGGGACGTCTAAAGATAAGAAAAACCCTGACCGGTGCTTACCAAGAGCTAAAGCGTCTTCTCTGTCTAAGTCTCAGCGTGCCTCTACGGCTCGTAAGAAAAAGCAGGGCGGTTCTCGCGGCAAAACTGTTGTTTCTAATACAAAAGCTGCAAAAGTTGCACGAGCGGCTGCGGGTGGAGTAGTTGTTGGAGCGCCGTACCGTAAGCTTAACAAAGGCTGCGGCGCGGTAATGTCTAATCGCCGGAAAAGAACGCTATACACTTGACATGTTAGAACAGCAGATAAAACAAGAACTTCGGGAGTGGTCTAGGCATACGCTTGAGTCCCCCTCTCCGTTTTTTAACAACCTTCCAGCCTGTCCGTATGCCAAGAAAGCGTGGGACGAGGACAAAATTGGGTTTGTGTTTAAAACGGAGGACGACAACCTTTCTCTGTACCAGACAATCGCGGGCTTTGACGACCGGTTTGACGTGGTCATGGTCATTGACTTGTCTTATCGAAAAAACCCTGAAGAGTTTGAAGACTTTTTGCACGATCTTAACGAAGCTATTTCGGACGGTATTCTAATACAGCAAGATATTTGGGTTATGGGGTTTCATCCGGACGACGATCCGGACGATTTAATAGACGACGGTTCTTTTTCTCCTTTGGTAGACCAAAAATATGCTATCATTTTTGTGCAACGTCTAAAGGCTTTGCATGAAAGGTCAGAAGCCCTAAAACCCTTGGGTTATTACGACAGGAGCTTCGAAGCTTTTGAAAACACGGGTCTATATGCCCACAGAGAAGACTTATACAGGAGATTGAACAATGGCAATGAAACCTCGTAAGAAAAAACCGGTTAAGAAGATGCGCGGCGGCGGAATGGTTAAGAAGATGCGCGGCGGCGGAATGGTCAAAAAAGGTCCGAAGCGTATGCGCGGCGGCGGAATGGTCAAAAAGCGGAAGTAGTTAGGTGACAGTTTCCTCTAGCAAAAACTTCGAACTCGACGTAAACGAGCATATCGAAGAGGCGTTCGAACGCTGCGGGCTTGAGGCTCGGACAGGTTACGACCTTCGCACGGCGAAGAGGTCGCTTAACCTGCTTTTTGCAGAGTGGGCTAACCGAGGCATTAATCGGTGGACAATAGAACAGAAAACGGTGGCGCTCGCTAACGGGGTGGCTGACTATCCGGTCGGCACCTTAACCATGACAGTTAATAGCACAACGGGTTTTCAAGACGGTGAAGCCATAACCGGAGGCACTAGCTCGGCCACGGCTTTTATCACGAATGTAAACTCCGCCACAGTTGTCGCGATAACAATCCCCTCCGGAACATTCGCAGCAACCAAGACCATAACAGGGGGCACTACGGGAGCTACCGCCACGGTCTCATCTATTGTTTCGCTAGAAGATGTTCAGGCATCTATAGATATATTATCCGCCGCAATTCGACAAAACAGCGGAGAAAGCAACC